TGTTGAAAACGCGCTTGGAATTTATGACGAGCCCAATCAAGATACCACCGTGCTCGATGGGGTCAATCAAATTTGTATAGGCAATGTCCGCTACTCCTATGTTTCTGGAAAGAGTTTTATGGTCGAGCCATGGGTTGAGGAGTGGCCAGCAGAGGAATCTGTTCCTTCGGTTATACGTCCGCAATAAAAAAGCCGCCCGGGAGCTACCACACACCCGGACGGCACTGCAAAGTATTTTATCTGCAATCCACCACGAAAGAAGATAAATAACCGAATATGGCAACAACCAAAATGCGGCCAACTTTGCCTTTCCATTCTACCACAGGAAAAGCTGGGTTGGCAAGAATGGAAAGAGAGGTTTTATCAAATTATGGCCACAATTGAAAAGAGAGGCGAGAGCTACCGGATCATCGTGTCCAATGGGTACGACATCAACGGCAAGCAGATCCGCGAGAAGATGACGTGGACGCCAGAGCCGGGGATGACGAAGCGGCAGATCGAGAAGGCCCTGAACCGGGAGGCCACGCTCTTCGAGGAGCGGGTGCGGCATCAGGTGACCCAGAACGGCAACATCCGGCTGGTGGATTTTACGAAGATCTTTCTAGAGCAGTATGCTCGGCCCAACCTGAAGAAAAGAACCGCATTCGGGTATGAGGAGAAGATGGCCGTGATCAACCAGGCTCTTGGCCATATCAAGCTGAAGGATCTGAAGCCCGGGCACATCGCGTCTTTCTACGCCAACCTGCAGGAGGAAGGCATGCGGAACCGCTGTAAGGCGATGCCGAAGGTGGACTTCGCCGCCTGGATGAAGGAGCGCAAGACCTGCAAGGCAGAGCTGTCCCGGCAGACCGGCGTGTCGATCTGGTGCTTCTCTCAGCTGAAGAATGGCCGTGGGATCGCCCAGAACTGCGCCGAGCAGATCTGCGAGAAACTGAATGTCCCCTACAACAAGCTCTTTGTTCGGCAGCACGATGATACGCCGCTGAAGCCCGGCACCATCCACACCTACCACCGCACGCTTTCCGCTGTCCTATACCGTGCAGTGAAGTGGAAGTACATCGAGAGAAATCCAGCCGAGCGGGCCGATCTACCCAGCATCGCCCACAGGAAGGCAGCTTATCTGGATGAGCCGGATGCCCGGCGGCTGCTGGAGCTGCTGCAGGATGAGCCTATCAAGTGGAGGGCGGTCATTACTTTTGATCTGCTCTCCGGACTCCGGCGCGCAGAATTTCTGGGCCTGCGATGGTGCGACGTCGATCTGGATGAGCGAATGCTCTATGTTCGCCAGACATGGAACTATATCTCTTCTGAAGGCTGCTATGTCGATAAGCCAAAGAGCGCGACCAGCGAGCGGCCGCTGAGGATCTCCCGCACCGCTGTTCTTCTCCTGCTGGAGTATAAGCGCTGGCAGGATGCCCAGCGGGGGGCCTTGGGGGATGCCTGGCAGGATAAAGACGATCGGATCTTCACCAATGATGAAGGGGCTCCGATGTTTCCGGACAGCGTCACCCAGTGGTTCACTAAATTTGTAAAAAGGACTGGCTTGCCAAAAGTAACCATCCATTCCCTCCGGCACACTTACGCCAGCCTGATGATCGCAGATGGGACCCCTCTTGTCATTGTTTCTCATAACCTAGGCCATGCACAGACCAGCACCACCAGCAATATCTACTCCCATGTCATCGCCGCGGCCGAGGCAAAGGCAGCAGAGGCCTTTGACCGCTTCGGCGATCTGGTCGCTCCAAAAAGTGAAGACATAAGTGAAGTGAAATCACAAGAAGTAAAGAAAACGGCCGCAGGAAGTTAA